TGACATCTGGCGGGCGTCTGTATCTCTATGACGGCACGACGCTGGCACAGGTGACAGACCCGGATCTCGGCACGGCGCTTACCGTTGTTTGGGTCGATGGTTACTTCATGACAACCGACGGCGAGTTTCTCGTCATCACCGAATTGAACAACCCCTTCGCCGTCGATCCGCTGAAGTATGGATCTTCGGAAGCTGACCCTGACCCGGTGAAGGCTTTGCTAAAGCTGCGCAATGAGATCTACGCGCTGAACCGCCACACCATCGAGGTGTTCGACAACACCGGGACAGCGGGTTTTCCGTTCCAGCGCATCCCCGGCGCGCAAATGCAAAAAGGCACTCTAGGCACGCACACCTGCTGCGTTCTGGGCGAGAACATTGCCTTCATGGGCAGTGGCACCAACGAAAACATTTCGGTCTATATCGGCGCCAACGGAACAGTGCAGAAGATCGCCACGCGCGAGATTGAGGAAATCCTTGCGGGCTATACCGAAACCCAGCTTTCCACCTCGTTCATGCAGGAGCGCACCGAGGGCGGCCACCAGTTCCTTGACATCCACCTGCCAGATCAGACCATCGTGTTTGACGCCGCAGGATCGCAGGCTGTCGGGCAGCCTGTCTGGTTCTTCCTGCGCACTTCGCTGGTCGGCCTCGGTCGATGGGCTGTCTGCGATGCTGTGTGGGCCTATGATCGGTGGAACGTCTGCAAGCCTGGCGACACTGACGTTGGCTATCTGGACAAGAACATCGCGTCGCATTGGGGCGAGACAATCGGCTGGGAGTTCGGCACGACCATCGTCTACAACGAAAGCCGTGGCGCGATCTTCCATGACATGGAGTTGGTATCGCTGACGGGCCGCGTGCAGGCCGGTGCCGATCCGACCGTGTGGACATCCTATTCAGTCGATGGCCTGACCTACAGCGTTGAGAAGCCTGCGCGCGTGGGCAAGCTGGGTGAGTATAACAAGCGGGTGGTCTGGCTTCAGCAGGGCCACATGCGCAATTGGCGTTTGCAGAAGTTTCGTGGCACCAGCGAGGCGCAGCTTGCGATGGCACGGCTGGAGGCGCGGGTCGAACCGCTGGCATTCTGATGGCAGATCCGACACCGCTTAATCGAAACCAGATCGCCGCCTTTGTCGGTAATGATCCTGACGCCATCCGGGCGATTGAGCGACTGTTTCTTGTAGCTGGACAAAAGACGCCTGCGGAAATCATTGACCTTCTTATAAACATTGGCGCGGCTGGCAATGTGGCCGAGGTGGCGCTGTCTGAGGCCACCGATGCCAAGCGGCTGGCCGATCTGTCTGCCACTGCGCCTGCACCGTTTCAAAGCCCGCAGACCGACTACATCGATTTCAACATTGCGCCGCCGCACGTCTCGCGCATTCGCCGCTTGGCTTGGAACGATGCTGACCAGACGCTGGATCTGGGCATGGAATACGACGTGGTGCAGCAGATCGGTCTGGAGTATTACGCCCGCGTCGAGAACATGACGGGCGTGATGATCCCCAACGGCACGGTGGTTGGGTTTGCCGGCGTTGGTGCAAACAACGTGCTTTCGGTCACGCCCTATCTGGCCGATGGCACGCTGTCGTCGCTCTACATTCTTGGCGTGCTGACGCATGATCTGCCCGACAGCGGCGAGGTGGGATATTGCACCACTTGGGGCCATGTGCGCGGGATCGACACCAGTGCGTTCTCGGTCGGTGACATTCTGTATGCCAGCCCCACGGTGGCCGGCGCCTTCACCGCGACGAAACCGACCGCGCCCGACAACGTAATCCCGGTAGCGGCTGTTCTGGCAGCCGATGCGGTCAACGGCGAAATATTCGTGCGCCCGACCATAGAGCAACAGCAATATTATGGCGAGTTTAGCAAGACCGGGACGGTTTCGCCTGCCGTGGTCAACACGTCTTATGCGGTCACGTGGGATAACGTCGAGATCGCCAACGGCATCAGCATCGTTTCTGGATCGCGGCTTACCGTGGTTGATTCTGGCCTGTATCAGTTCGACATTACGTTGCAGCTTTCCAGCGGAAGCAGCAGCGCCAAGACGGTTCGCTTCTGGTATAAGAAGAACGGCACGAATGTTCCCAACTCAACGCGCATCATCACGATGAACATCAACAACGGTTATTCTCCCATTTCAATGGCTGACTTCTTCAGCCTTGCTGCTGGTGAATATATCGAGTTGTGGTGGCAGTCTGACGATACCAACGTGTCTTTGGCCACTGTCGCGGCTGGAGGCACGGCGCCAAACAATTACCCTGCCGCGCCTGCCGCATTGGTCGCGGTGACGCAGGTTCAGCAATAAGGAGGCCAGCATGGCAGTCACAGTAAAGGTTCTGATCCCGCCTAAGCAGGCGGAGAACGTACAAACGGCGCAATACACCGCGACGGCTGTGCGGGCTATCATCGACAAATTCACGGTGACGAACACCAGCGCTGGCAACGTGGCGATCTCGGTAAATCTTGTGCGTGCCACAACGGTCGCCGGGGCTGACAACCTTATCATCGACACCCGCACTGTCGCGCCTGATGAGACATACACCTGCCCGGAACTGATCGGCCACGTGCTGGAATCGGGTGACTTCATCTCGACGTTGGCCGGTGCTGCCACGTCTCTCACAATTCGCTGCTCAGGCCGGGAGGTATCGTAATGGACGAGATGATGATGGAGTTTGGTCTTTCCACGAAAAAGATCGTATCGACATCCGAGAACCGCAAAAATCGCCAGTTGGTGATTGATGAATGGCAGCTTGGACCTGAGAAGGCTTCGGTCGATCCGAAGGCCAACAAGGAATACTGGACATCTCTCGGCAAAGCATGGGGCATGAACGAGAAGGAAGCGCGCCGGCGTCTTTGCGCCAATTGCGAATACTTCCAGAACGATCCGATGATGCAGGCCAAGATGGAAGCCATCCCGCTCGACAAGTTCGACATGGACGGCGGCGGTCGCGGCTATTGCGAGAAGTTTGACTTCATCTGCCACAACCTGCGCGCATGCCAGGCATGGGAGGAAGATGACTGATGGACTATGTCGAAATGGCCCGCATGATTGCCATTGAAGAGGGCGTTGACCCCGATCTTTTCTTGCGTTTGGTGCAACAAGAAAGCGGTTTCAACCAAGACGCCGTATCATCTGCCGGCGCGATTGGCCTCGCCCAACTTATGCCAGGCACGGCTGCCGATCTTGGCGTTGATCCGTATAACGACGAGGAAAACCTGCGGGGCGGCGCGCGCTACCTGCGCAAACAGCTTGACGAGTTTGTTGACCCAAAACTCGCTTTGGCTGCCTACAATGCTGGCCCCGGCAACGTGCGAAAATACGGCGGCATTCCTCCGTTTGAAGAAACGCAGAACTATGTTGCCAAGATCATGGGCGGGTACGGTGGCCAAGGCACAACGCCCACGCAATCCCGTTTCCGCCCGATGCCGGGTGGCGCGGAGGAGAGCGATTTCGCGCGCGGATACCAGCCTTCAACCCGTATGGCTGATCTTTATGTAGATCGTCTTGATCCTCTTTCGCCATACAATCCCTATGCCATCCTCGAAAGGTTCCGCCTGCAATGACGAGCCTTGCCCGAAAAACCGATTTCTGCGATAATGCGGACGCTGAGACTTTGGCCCACCAGCAGGCGCATCCCGCGATAGGCGAGCGAATGCGTGAAATCCTTGAGATGAACCTGAAATCTGCCTTCGACCTGCCCGATGCGGCGGTTGCTTGGCTGATCGGCATGTGGGACGCAATCCAGTTTCTGGATGATGTCGCTGATGGCGACACCGTTTCACGGTCGGCACAGGATCGGGCATTCAATCAGCTTTTGGTGGCGATGCCTGCCAATCCGTTCTTTGCCGCGAATGCAGGCGCATTGCTTCCTGTCGTTGCCGTCCAGCTTTTGAAGTGGCAGGCTTCCGACATGGTGGAGCGTGCGGGCAACGCGGACGCGAAGAGCTACATGTGGCGCGCTGGCTATTACGATCTGGTGCTGCTGGTCATTCAAATCTGTCACGGCTATGAGAAGGCGCTTTTGGCCGCGCCTTCGGTCATGTCTCTCTATGGCGAGACGCTGGCAGATTATCTTGGGGAGTTTGAACATGCCTGATCCGATCACAGGCCTATTGGCAGGATCCTCTGTGCTTGGCGCCGGAATGCAGGCCAAGGCGCAGAAATCGGCATCCGCAACGGAGGCCGCCGCCGCGCAGGCAGGCATTGACGAGCAGCGCCGCCAGTTTGATCTAATTCGCGGACTGCTTCAGCCTTTCGTCGCTGGCGGCACTTCTGCTTTTGGGCAGCAATTGGATCTGGCTGGTGTAAACGGCGCTGACGCACAGCGTGCGGCCCTGCAAGCCATTGAGCAGGGCCCAGCGTTCGCGGCGCTGGCACAGCAGGGCGAGAATGCTATCTTGCAGAATGCGTCTGCCACGGGCGGCCTGCGTGGTGGCAACGTACAGGGCGCGCTGGCCCAGTTCCGCCCGCAGATACTGTCTGGCCTGATTGAAAATCAATATACCCGCCTCGGTGGTCTGTCCTCAATTGGCCAAAACGCAGCGGTTGGCGTTGGGAATGCTGGCATGACAACAGGCGCCAATGTAAGCAATCTGCTTGGGCAACAGGGAGCGGCTCAGGCTGGCGGAACTTTGGCCACTGGCGGGACTTGGGGTAACCTCCTTGGAGACTTTAGCCAGTATCTTGGCCAGATCCAGTCTGGCGCAATTAACAACCCATTTGGCGGTGGTTCTTCGCTCGCGCCTACAACTTCAATTCGTCCGCAGCCGAGGATCTAAAGATGGTTGGTCCTATCGATTATACGATGAACGTCCTGACCCCGATGCAACGGTTCACCGAGGGCCTGAAGTTTGGTGAGGATCTCTTGACCGTACGTCAGGGGAGGCAGGAAACTGAGCAGTTGATGGGCCAGCGTGCCGCCCAAGAAGCCCGTGCAGCGCAGGAGGCATCGGATCGCCGCGCCGAGGCAGAACGCCAGCGTGCGGAGGCAGAGGCCATGCAGGCTGATCTTGCTGCTTTGCGTGAAAACCCAACGGCGGAAGCAATCGGCGCGTTTGGGATGAAATACGCCAAAACATTTGAAGAGCTAACCGCAGCAAAAGACTCACTTGAAGCGCCCAAAAGGGAAGAGGCGACTAGGTTTGGGATCGAAGTTTCTTCGGCCCTTTTGTCCAATCCAGAAGCAGCAATCGCAATGATGGAAAACCGGGCCATTGCGGCAGAAAACTCTGGGCTGATGGACGAAGCCGCATCGCTCCGGGCCGCCATCGACAAAGCCAAGACTGACCCGCGCGGCCAGGCGGTGTCCAATCTTATTCTTCTGCAAAACTCAGGCGCGATCTCGGCTGAAACAACGAAGTTGATCCTTGAGAATGCTGGGTTTGGTGGTGATGAAATCCCTGAAAGTTTCCGCGCCTTGCAGTTGCGTGCAGAGGCTGCTGGCCTTGTTAAAGGCACGCCTGAGTATGACAAATTCATGGTCTCTGGCGGGAAGGGTCCAGAAACTACGGTGACAAACGTCTTGGGTGACGCAGAAGGATCTTTTGCGAGAGAACTTGCCAAGACTGAAGCCGCGCAGATCATGAAAACAATAGAAGCTGGACAGGCCGCATCGCGGAACTTGGTTGAACTTGACAATCTTTCTGCATTGCTCGGGCAGGTTGATACTGGCGGGACCGCCGCTGTCAAATCATGGCTCGGGGAAACATTTGGCATTGCCACGGAAGGCCTAAACGATATTCAGGCGTTTGAGGCGACTATTGCACGCATGATCCCGGCGCAGCGCGTTGAGGGTTCTGGTTCCTCATCCAACCTTGACGTTCAGCAATTTGCAAAGGGCCTGCCCGCCCTCATTAAACAGCCTGGCGGCAACCAAATCATCATTGAAACCCTGCGTGACATCAATGATTACGACGTGGCGGCGTCAATTATCGCCGGACAAGTTGCAGAGTGGGCGCGGACCCCCGCGGCTGATAGGCCGGCGCTTGAAGAGCAGGGTCTGATCCTAAGCCCAGCCAAGGGACGCAAGGCCATTATGGACCTTGGAAGCCCAACATCCACTTACAAGTCCTTCCTGAAGGAAAAGCCAAAGACGAAAGCCCAGCCAGTCGTGATCGATGGCGTCATTATTCAAAAGGTGGAATGATGGCTGATTTTGAACTGACCACACCAGACGGCACGAAATACAAAGTCACCGCCGAGACAGAGGAGCAAGCCTTCGCTGCATTGCAGAAAATGCTTGGCGGGCAGGCTCCAGAAGAAAAGCCGGGCGTCTTGTCTCGGCTCTGGACATCCATTGCCGGATCTGACGCTGACCCCACCATCCCGGCAATGGTCAGGTCAAACCTCGGCCTGCCGCCCGCCCAGGCAGCGCAAATGACGGCATTGCTGGCCACGACGCGCAGCCCTGATCGACTGCGCAGCGGCATTGCCAAAATCGAGCCTGAAGCAGAGTTTGGCGAGGATGAGGCTGGCCGCCTATATGCGGTCATGCCTGTCTATCGTGATGGCAAGAAGACTGGGCAGTTCACGCGGGTTTACCCCAACGAGCCTGGGCTGGGCTTCACTGAGGCCATGCAGGCTGCTGGCGCGGTATCTGCGGCCACACCTGTCGGGCGCGGCCTGCGCGCTCTTGGCCTGCCCACAACGGGCGCGCTGGGCGCTGCTACGATTGGCGCAACCGAGGCTGCCTTGGTGGAGGGCGTAAGCTCTGCCCTAAGCGGAGCGCCGTTTCAGGTGACGGACATTCCGATTGGCGCCGCTGGTGGTGTCGCTGGCGAAAAGCTGTTCAACGTGGTCGGTTCGCTTGTCGGCGCAGCCCGTCGCAGTGGCGCGGATCGCGTGCTTGGCCCTGATGGCCGCCTGCTTCCCGGCCCAGCTAAACTGGTGCGGGATGCTGGCCTTGATCCCGATCAGGTGACGGCTGCGGTGGCTGCTGAGATCCAGAAGCAAGCCCGCGCCGGCGTTGAGCCGGGTGCTGCCGCTGTCACGGCTATGTCGCGCGGCCTTCCTGTTGAGGTGCCGATGACGCGCGGTCAGATCACTGGAAGCAAGGGCCAACAGCTTGTTGAAGACGCGATGGCAAGTGGCGTTTATGGACGGCGAGCAGAAGAGGTTATGACGGGCTTCCGTGAAAAACAGCAAGAGGCTCTGCGCGGCAACATTGAGGCAATTACCGAAGGTATGGCACCTGGATCAATACCATTTCCTAAAGGTCAAGGTGGTCGGTTTGCACAAGAGGCTCTGGTGGCTGCGCGGGCTGGAGACAAGGCGCTTGCGGATGATCTTTACAAGCAGGCTCGCGCGTCAGGTGCTGCCTATGTTACTCCAGACGAAGCGGTCAACATTACAGATGCCCTGCGCGGAACTTATCGAGGTCTAAGCAGCCCAATTGCGACACCAAAAGTTGACCAATACTTGCTCAGACTTGACGAGATCATGGCCAACGGTGGTGATGTCGCGGCGTTACAGGCGTGGCGCCAGCAGGTCAGCAGCCTTCGTGAAGGAACACCGACACCAGACGGGGTGGTCGCAGGAAAAATTCTTAAAGACTTTGACCAACGGCTGGAGACTGCGGTCGATAATCAGCTTGTGATTGGAGATCAGCAGGCTGTAAGGGCATGGTCAAATGCGATTAAGAACTGGCGAGAATACAAAAATACTTGGGAAAGCAAGGGTGGCATCCTGAACGTGTTGACCGAAGAGGTCATGCGCGATGGATCGCTCGTTCTTAAAGTTCCGAAGGAAGATGCAGCTAACGCAATCTTCACCATGACTGCATCTGGCCTTGCAAGGGAAACAGGTCTTCCGCGTGACCTTTTGACACTGAAGAGCAAGTTGCCAGCGGCTGAATGGAATGCCCTGCGCCAAGAAGCCCTGATCCGCCTGACGGAGACGGCTGAAAAAATTGGGACTGCCGGCGCAGAAAATGTCTCTGGACTAACATTCAAAAAAGCATGGTCCAACCTGAACCAGAACAACCCTGGCGTTGTGAATGCTCTGTTCAGCAAGGCTGAACGCGACACGATCACCCAGTTTGCTGACGTTGCCGCGCGGGCAACCAGCGCAGCGGTAAACGCATCAAACAGCGCCAACGCGGCTGCCGGCATGATCCAGCGCCTTGCATCTCGCTTCACGGCGTCAGGCCCCGGCCAGTTCCTTTTGCAAAACTGGCTTGGGTCGATCATCCGCGAGCCATATGGTGCGGCTATGGCAGCCTTTGGCACCGCGCAGCGCAATGCTCCTCGGCAGATCGTCGGCACGCCCAGAGAGGCTGCTGTGGGCGCTGGCGCGGGTGCTGCGCTGTCGCAAGAAGAAGAAATCGGCCCGCGCATTCCGATCACGGGCCGCATGACAATCGGTGGTCAGCAATGACCCTATCCAAGACCCCGCATTTCGTGGTAAAAATCACGCGAAAGGATGCCCACCAATGAGCCTGCAAATCGCGTCGCCCTTCCAGCAGTTCTTTGATCGGGATGGTTCGCCGCTCGACAACGGCTTTGTTTACGTTGGCACGGTCAACCTAAACCCGGAAACAAACCCGCTGACGGTTTACTTTGACGACGCATTGACGATCCCGGCAGCGCAGCCGCTGCGGACTTCAAACGGCTACATCGTGCGCAACGGATCTCCGGCGCGGATCTACACCTCGCAAGAAGATTTCTCGCTGACGGTGCGGGATAAGAGCAGCGTTCTGGTGTTCACGGTGGCTGACGCGACTTCGCTTTCGAACCTCGCAACGCAGCTTGCATCTGGCTCAGGGTCGTCATTGGTTGGTTATAATCAGGGTGGCATTGGCGCTGTTGATCGCACTGTGCAGGCTCGCTTGCGTGATTTTGTCTCGGTCAAAGACTTCGGGGCCATCCCAAACAACAGCAGTGGCGCTGCAAGGTCCGCAAATGATCTTGCCTTTGCATCGGTTCTGGCTGAGTGCGGATACCTCAACTTGGATGCAGACTATTACACTTCTGCACCAATTGACATTGGTTTTGGCCAGAAAATCTACGGCAACGGCTACACAATTTACCCGGCGCAAAACACCAGAGCCATCCGCATCCAATCGTCGCGTTGGACAATTGCGGACCTGATTATCGACTACGGCACGCAGCAAGGAGTGTCGGACACAAATGCTGTCGGCATCTTGTTCAATAAAGGCGCCTTTGAGGGCATCATCTCCAATGTGATGGTCATGAAATCGTATCGTGGCGTGGCGGTTGGCAATGACGTGGACGGAGCCGACCCGTTCGTTTACATGGCGCTACTGATGTCGGTTCGTGTTCTGGATGCTTATGACTGGGGCATTTCTTTGTCGAACGCTGGCAGCGTTGGAATGACCACCAACACGCTAATCAACTGCTACGTCCTTCAGTCAACAATTGGTGCAAACCCGGCATCAAAGGGAATGTTGTTTCAGTTCCACACTGGGGGGCTTTCGCTTATCAACTGCGCGGTGGACAAATGCAGTGGCCGCGCACTGCTGCTCAATGGTTGCACTGCGTTCTCTGTCAACGGCTTTTATACCGAAGCAAACGTCATCGCAGGCACGCATCTTGTTGAGGCCGCTTCTTGCACGTCGTCCTACTTGATGGGCATTACTTCTTTCGCAAATACGTTCTCTGGAACATCGTCGGTGGTTCGTATTTCCGGCACAAGTGGTCAAATCACCGTATCTGGCAGAGAGCAAGGCAGCGTTAACACGGGAACACTTTATGGGGTTCTGGCAGATGCTTCTGGAACTGATGTTTGGGTCGAAGCACTTGACTTCGTGACAGACAGTGGCCTCGCCAGAAGTGACGCCCTTGTGTCTGGGGGTCGTAGGCAGATCGCATCTTATGACGGATTGCGGTTTTCTGACAAAAAGGCTGGCAAATACATCGAATACAGAAACTCCGCACCGACAGCTGGGACATGGCAACTTGGCGACGAGACGCAGCCTGATGCGCTGGGCTTGGGGGACTCTTTCGGATTTTATTGTGCTGTTGCGGGAACACCGGGGACTTGGGTGCCGAGTGGTGGCCAGATTGGATACCGCAGCAACGCAGGCACTCCGATTGGTGTGTTGGTGCCTAAGTTCATTGGTGAGGAGGTTTTGAACACTAGCGGCCCAGCTTGGTTTAAGGCGACCGGGCTTACCTCCGCAGACTGGCAGGCACTGTGATGATTAATCCGGCTTTTGCGCTCGAACTCACTGCGGAGAGCCTTGATCCTCGGGTTACGTTTTCTCGTGCCTTGAATACGGCAACCCGTATCAACAGTGCTGGGCTTCTCGAAAACGTCAACGCCGACACTGCTCGATTTGACTACGACCCAATATCTTTGGCTTGCAGAGGCTTGCTGATTGAGGAGACAAGGGTCAACGGCTTTACATACTCCGAGGCGTTCAATGATGCCTCGTGGGTGGCGGGAAACTTAGTCAAGTCGGCATCTGTCGTGACAGACCCAAGAGGGAACACAAACGCTATTCGCTTCACGGCAACGGCTGGTCTTGCCGTTAAATTTGTCGCCAAGACTTACACGGCGTCCGCTGGGACAACGCAGTCTGTTTCGTTCCTTGTTCGCGCAGGGACACACAGCTTCATACAGATATACAACAATGGAGACGCGCAGGCTTTTTGCAACTTCGACCTAACGTCTGGAGTAGTTGGCACGGCGGGAACAAAAACGACCGGAGCAATCAAGGCCTTAAAAAATGGCTGGTATATTTGCACGGCAACTTTTGGCACGACAACCACATATGGAACGGGCTGGCGTGTTTATTTTGCGCCATCGGCTTCGGCTACTTATGGGCAATCCCTAAACGCTGTTGGAACGGAAAGCGTTGACTTCTTTTTTGGTCAGATTGAAGCTGGCGCATTCCCCACCAGCCTTATCACAACAACCACGACAGCCATGACCCGCAACGCTGACATCGCCACGATCACAGGGGCGAACTTCAGCGATTGGTGGCAGGCTGGCAAAGGCTCTGCGCTGGTTCGCGCCCGCCCGTCTGTTGTTTCCGGCACGCGCCCGCTGATCCAGTTTGACGACACCACGGGTGGCAACATCATTGCCCTGCGTGGGAACGCGACAAACCCAGAACTTTACGTCAGGACCGGAGGTTCGGATCAGGTTCAGATCGACGCAGGCACCATCGCGGCCAATACCAGCTATCGCTTGGCTGGATCTTGGGCCGAGAATAGCTGCGCTGCCAGCATAAACAGCGGCACGCCTGTCCTCGATGGCGTGGCGACAATCCCAGTTGTCACGCAGAGCCGTCTCGGAAGCGACGGCACCAACTACCTCAATGGCCACCTTGAGGCGGTTGAGTATTACGATGAGCGCGTCCTGGATGCCTCTCTGCAAGTGGTGTCTAGCACTGCTGGATATAGATCAATCATCGGCCCGGTTTTCCGGGACGCCATCATTTCGTAAGGAGGCGATCATGCCAGCAACGACCAAGACCCTATCGGCTCAGAACACCTTCACTGATGCCGTTCTCATCATCGGTGACTTCAACGTCTCCATCTCCGGCACCTTCGTTGCCACCGTAACGGTGCAGCGTTCGACCGATGGCACGGTGTGGCGTGATGTCAACACGTTCACGGCGCCTTTTGAGGGTGTCGGCTATGACCCGATGAAGAACTTCTACCGGGCCGGCATAAAGACCGGAGAATACACTTCTGGCTCTGCCGCTATCACCCTGAACGGCTACGACAACTGGCCGCCGCGCTACTAAGATGGCGAAGACGCCGGCTTGGACCAGAAAAGAGGGCAAGAGTGCCAAAGGCGGCCTCAACGCCAAGGGGCGCGCCTCTGCGAAGGCCGAGGGCATGAACCTCAAGGCCCCGGTGAAGTCTGGCGACAATCCTCGCCGGGCGTCATTCCTTGCGCGCATGGGCAACATGCCTGGGCCTGAGTATAAAGACGGTGAACCGACGCGCCTGCTGCTGTCTCTGAAGGCTTGGGGCGCGTCCAGCAAGGCAGATGCAAAGAAAAAGGCTGCGGCCATTTCGAAGCGGAATAAGACATGAGGGACGCTATGGAAGTGCTTGAGGCTGTCATGCAGTGGATCGTTGCCCCTGTGGCGGCCTTCGTGTGGGTGCTGCACAACAAGCAGCAAACCCATAGCACTGACATCGAGGTGCTGAAGGCCCAGGCGTCGGCCAACAACAAGGCCCACGATCTCGAAATGAAGAACCTGCAAACTCTGATCCAGAAGGTTTTCGACAAGCTGGATAAGATTGAAGAGAGCCTGCGCAAATGAGATCCTGGAGCGCACGCAGCCTCGCCAGCATGAAGGGCATCCACCCGGATCTTCGGGCCGTGCTGGACCGTGCGCTGCACGACAGCCCGCACGATTTCGTTGTGACAGAGGGCCTGCGGACGCTGGACAGACAGCGAGAGCTTCTGCGGATCGGCGCATCCACGACGATGAACAGCCGCCACCTGACGGGCCACGCTGTTGATCTTTACGCTTGGGTGGACATCAACCGAGACGGCAAGGTTGTCTTTGAAGAGATGGCCAGCCCGCGCTTGCTGGCCGCCATTGCGAAGTCAATAAAGGCTGCCGCAATGGCAGAAGATGTGCCGATTGTCTGGGGAGGTGACTGGAAAAAATTTAGAGACCTCCCGCATTTTGAACTGGACCGCCGGACATATCCGGCCTGAGAGGAGACTGACATGACTGGTGAACAAATCGCAGGCGTTGTTCGCGCCATCGTTGCTGCCCTCGGCGGCTACTTCGTCGGCCAAGGTGTGGTTGACGCCGAAACCGTCACGACCATTGGCGGCGCTGCTGCTACCTTGGCTGCTGCCGTTTGGTCGATCTACTCCAAGCGCGCATGATCTGGCAGGCGCTGGTTGGCGCCGTCTCGAAGCTGTTTCTTTTTGTCGCCATGCTGGCAGCAAGCTGGTTTGGCGGCAAAAAGACAGCCCAGGCTGACGCCAAAGTTGAGGGGCTTGAAGACTATGTTGAGACACGCCAACGCATGGACGAGGTGGGCCGCATGTCTGACGCTGACGCTGCCCGCGGCTGGCTGCGTGAGCGTGGCAAGCGGTGAGGCGATCTGCGGTGCAACCGATGCGGCGCGGACGGAACATGCGGCGGCATTGGCGCGCGATGGTGGGCCTCTATCGGTGGTCACGGGCGCGCGGCTGATCCGCTTGGTCGATGCCGGGTGTGCCAATGACACCTAGACAGCAAGAGGCCATCGAGGCCTACAAGCGGCTCGGGAACGTGACCGAGGCTGCGCGCGAGATTGGCATAAATCGGCGGGACATGCAGCGCATGTTGAATCGCGCCGGGTTCACGCCGGATGTCCGGGAAGATTACCGGGTAGACCCCGCCATCGCTGACAGCATGGCAGCCGTCGGCACAAACATGGTGCCTTCGCTGGCCTGGGTGAAGGTGCCGGCCAAAGACGATGAGCCGGGCTATTCTGTCATGCTGCGGCCCGAGGGCGAGGCGCCAGAGGCCGTCGCAGAGCGCATACGGGCAGCGCTGGAGGGCATGGTGCCTGCCGAGCCTGTGGTGGCCCCTGAAACCGTCATGGCCGATCTGTGCGCCGTTTATCCGCTGATGGACGCGCACGTCGGCATGATGGCCTGGGGACGTGAGACAGGCGCGCAGGACTATGACCTCGGCCACGCGGCAAAGGACATGAGGCACGCCTTCGCCAAGGTGCTGGCGCTGACGCCTGCCGCCGAGCAGGCGGTCCTGCTGATCGGGGGCGACTACTTCCACAGCGACGACACCAGATCCGAAACGCCGGCCAACCGGCACAAGTTGGACGTTGACGGGCGGTTCTGGAAGGTCTTGGACGTTGGCATAGGCATCATCGCGGAAACCGTCCACCAGCTTTTGCAAAAGCATTCGCGCGTGCTGGTGCGCGTGCTGCGCGGCAACCATGACATTCACTCCAGCATGACGCTCAACTTCGCGCTGGCGGAGCGGTATCGAAGCGAGCCTCGGATCATGGTCGAGAAAGAGCCGCGCGATCTGTTCATGATGCAGTGGGGCAAGTGCGCCATCTTTGCCCACCACGGCGACAAGGGTAAGCCCGCGCAGATGGCGCTGTATCTATCTGATGTATGTACGTTCTGGTCGCAGACACGCCACCGCCACTACCTGACGGGCCACGTCCATCACGACCAAGCGAAGGATCTCGGGCCGCTGCGGTTTGAGAGCCTGCGCGCCTTCTGCCCGCCTGACGCTTATGCCGCCGGCATGGGGTACGGCGCCAGACGTGCTTTGCAGTCGATCACCTTTCACAAGCAGGACGGGCTGGTGTTGCGTGCGCTAGATCCGATTGATCGAGATGAAAGATAGGCTGCCTATCGCATCCTGGCGCGTGACGCGCGATGGCCTGATCGTATCGATCAATCAGTATCACGGCGTGATACCTTTTGCCCAATTCGGCGGCTTGGTGCTGGCGCTGGCTGAGAGGATGAAAGATCGCGAGGGGCGCGCTGGTGATGATAAGCCGTAGCGCAGTCTGATCTTCGACCAACACAAAGCCACCCGTGACGGTTTCTTGGATGTGTTGCGCCCCTCGCAATTCGTTTTAGCGGCTCAGTTTGTGGCCTGCAACCGCTTTTCGTTCTGAAGCCGCCGCAAGGTGCGCTCGACCGCTGCCGGGCTGGCTGACAGTTTGATCTTTGGCTTTGTCTCGCCATCGGCAATGTCAATCCAGACCTTGCTCTTTGGGCTGACCCGTTGCGGTGAGAACGGGTGCATCGGCAGCACGATGCCGAAACGCTCACAGGCGGCTGCGATGCTTGATCGGTGCATGCCGTAATGATTGGCTGCCAGGGTGAGGTGCCAGCCACGATCTTTCGCAGCTTGGATCATGTCGCGGGTGATTAGTCGTCTCGGCGGTGCCATTCGTATCTGTCCTTGATCTTGCTTATGGTGTCTAAGTTTTGCTGGAGCATGTAAAGTATAAGATCGAGTTGCTCCTGCGTGGCCCAAAGTCCACCCGGCACGCGGACAAAGCCAGCGGCGCGGATCGCCTGCGCTTGTGGAGATGTGTCGTGCCGGGTGCGTGTCATCCCTTCTCTACCTCAATCTCGGCCAGCGTGGTGCGGGCCATATCTCTTGCATACGTGTCCTCACCCCAAACACAGATTGCATTAAGACCCCTGACGGCCTTCGCCAGCTTGGCTTCAAGGTCTTCGATGATTCCTTCAAAATCTTCGTCAGTCATCCCTTCTCTCCCTCAATCTCGGCCAGCGCGATGCGGGCAATAAGGCTGTCATCAGCTTCCCACGGCATTGCCTCAACAGCGTAATACTGCAGCGCCTTCACCGCCTTATTCAGTTTGTCCACGGCAGACACCCACTCTTCTTCAAAAAATTCAAGCTCGACGGTCAGGGCTTCGATGCGGTCGGCGGCTTCGTCCAGCGTCTTGATGCTCATGCTGTCGCCGTCCATGCCGCGCAGCCGCTTCACCAGTTCTTCAGTCATGTCTTTCCCCCTCAATCTCGGCCAGTGCCGCTTTGACCTTGCGCATCACGCCACGCCAGCTTGCCTGCCTGTTCTTCTCGGCATCGAGACCGAAGAAGATGCTGGCCTCATGCTGTGCCACGGCCCTCAGCGCCTCCACCGCCTTCGCCAGCTTGGCTTCTGCTGCCTCGGCGCGGCTACGGTGCTTTTCGATATTGGCCTCAATCACCAAGCGCAGCGTATCCCGCTCCCGCTTCAACTCAGCAACGGTGTTGTCCATCACGGCCTGCGCCATTCGGCAGTTTTTGAGGTCACGCTCCAGCCCCTCCGCATAAGCCTCGGCCTCCTTGGCGTCAGCACGGGCGGCTTCGAGTTGCTCGGTCAGGGCTTCAATGCGGTCCTCATGCAGCTTCCGCTCGGCTTCCATTGCGTTTGAATAGCCTCGTTGCTCGGCAAGAGTTAACTCGGCGGTCAGGGCTTCAATGCGGTCGGCGGCTTCGCAATGCCAAAAATCTGTGTCGTCCTCCCGCAGCCGCGCGATCACTTCTTCGTTAGTCATAGTCCTTCACTCCATGCTTCTCGATGTCCTTGAGCATCAGCATCAGCGCCTTCTGCACGTCCTCGACGCTCTCCCCGGTCACTTGCACAGGCTCGTCGGTCCATGCAGGCCCATCGTCCATCTCGTAGAGTTCGTGGATGGCGTAGTAGTATTCTCCGTCCACATCGTTCGGTCGTGCCAGCTTGTGCCGCATCAGTTGGTAGTGCCAGTGGCTCATTTCGGCCTCCGCTGCTTGCTGTCTTTCCAATCACACGTCCCGATCTGCACGATGCCGGGGAAGTCGTCTATGCGGCGGTATTTTGACATCATCGGCCATTTCTCATCTCGACTTTTTGGCTCAAAATCGTAGCCAAAGACGCCTCCATCAGAATCCCGCGCCACCCACTCAACCCAATCAGGCAGCTTCTCCCACGCGATCACGTCTTGGGTCTTGGGCAGGGGGACGGTGCGGTAGATGTAATGATGCACCCAAAAGTAGAGATTTGTTGCGGGCTCAAAAACCGAGCGGGAGGCAGCGCAATACTCAATAACCCCACCCACTTTCTCATGCTCATGCAGCGCAGCCTTTTCCTCTTCGGTCAGCAGGCCATACGGCACTCGGTTGTTGGTCATGTCGAGGGACATTTGCGGGCCTCCAGCATGGCGTCGGCGATTTCATAAGCCCAGCCGCTAATCTCTTTGTCGCTGCCTCGAACTTCAAGCCAGCGATCTAGGGCACCCGCCAGCGCCTGACCCGCGAACCAGTCGCGCAGGGTCATGCCAGTGGCGTTGAAATATGCCGAGTTTGGCTCAAGCTGCGGAAACGCAGGCCCGCCGTTGTCTTTTGTGTTACTCATTTCCCCCTCCTCGCCGGGCAGTCCCGGCCTTGGTTGCAGTCGTGCGTGCAGGGTGGGCAGGTCTTGCTCATGGCTCCATCTCCTTCGTCACTGGCAGCGTCTCGCACTGCATTTTGTGGTCGTAGTCGAGGGTGTCGCCAACGGCTACCATAGACGCCTTGCAGGCCTCGGGCGTCATGTAGGGAATGCCGAAGGTGTCGCCATCCAGATGGCCGCTGTGTATTGTAATCCACAGTATCGTCATCGTTGCGGTCATTTTCTCTTTCCCTCAGTGCTGGGTTTCTGGTTTGGTGTCGTACATGTCTGCCGTCATCCGCAGACCAAGCGATATTGTTTTCCGGCTCAAACCTTTCGATATGCCGTAGGAATAAATCATGGCGATCAGATTCGGGATGACATCGGCCTCGCTGTCGCAATAGGCGCATAGCATCGTCAGCGTCAGGGCGCACAACTCGGCCTCGTCCAGTTCGTCTGGCAGCGAATCCATTATTGCCTCAAGGCGCGCATCTGTCATGTTGGTGGTCAACTCGGTCATGCCGGAACCTCCAGCAGATCCGACATGCCCAGCGCCCACAGTTCCGTGTGCGGCAGCTTCATGGCGCGCAGTTCGTCTTCCACATCCCGCACGTCCGCATCCAGCATCTTGGCCAGTTCGTAAGAGGTGGCAGGCCCGTTGGCCAGTTCCTGGCGAACACGCTCTCGCAGGGTCGTCCCGGTCGTCGGCTCATGGCCTTCGATCGAGATCACCACCCAGGGCGTCTTTTCGCCGTGCGTCACGTTTGGCACGATCTGGGCCAGGATCTTCTGGCCGGGGCGCAGGCCGGCGTTTATCGCGTGCTTTGACGGGATGAACACGTTCTGCGTCATGTCCTCGGACAGCACACCAAAGGCCGTGCCAGTGGCCAGCACGTTGGTGACGAGCAATTCAGTTTCCATTGTTTTTCTCCATTTCTGCTAATTGTTGCTCAGCATCGCGCAGGTAGAAGCACAGGATACCTATGTCCTCTCCTATAGCGGCGGATCTGACCCCGGTTCCGTAGAGCCGTTCAAGATCGGCGATCTGTTCTTTTTTGCGGGCGATGTAGGCGCGGCATTCTTCGATGGTCATCACATGATCCCCAATCTGTCCAAGGCGAAGTATGATTTCTTGTAGCTTTCGATGATGCGGTCAACGCTGTCGATCTTGTCTTTAAGTTCTGGCGTGGGCCTAGTGTCGTTGTAAATCGTCAGCGTCTCGCGGTAATCCCACAGCGCGGTCAGCACGATGTGGGTGTCCATTGCTCCAAGTTTGACAGCCATTTTACCACCCCATCCCATGCCCGATGAGCAGCAGGCCATAGCCCACGGCGAAGATTGCGATGACGCCGATCAGGTCGGCCAAGATGTCACGGATACGCATGGCTTATTTCCCTTTGTTTGCATTAATTGCGGCGATCAAGCGCAGGCGCAGTTCAGCGCGGCGCAACAGAAACATGATCTCGCCAGTGTCGTGGTAGTTCGGGTGGTCGTCGGTGTAGTTGCGCTCAATGTCGCGGTCGATGCACTCCAGAGCCGCCTCGGCCTGCTCTAGCGTGATGAGGATGGTTGGGTCTGACATGTTGGTTTCTCCTATCAAAACGGCGATTCTTCGCCGGGGTAAGTTGGTTTCCACTGGGGCGGCGCGTAGGCCGCCGGCTGGGGGCGGGGTGCTGGCCGGGCAATGACGCCCAGCAAGTCTAGTTCATCGTCGCGTTGCTTGTGATAAAGCCAATCTCCGTAGTCTTCTTCGTAGCGGTAGCGGGTCATATGAATGTCACGGTCAGGTTTCGGGGCGCGTTGATTAGATATTGCGAGGAAGGATGAACACATCCTTCGCGTAGCGCGACTTGTGAAAGGGCATGGCGTTATTTTTGATCCAATCAAAATTCACGCTATCAGTGATCCAAAACTCTCCGTGGTAGAGGCTGTAAGCAGTCATTTCGTCGTCTCCTTGTTTGCTAGTTCGTAGGACCACCATACAGCCTGCCACACCGCGTGCAAGCAAAAAATTACACTTGACGCATCTTTTTTTAACAAATAGACAGGCCAAACCGAAACACAGGAGGACGCCGTGCAGGCTCAAGACCTAATCAGACAGTGGGCAGCGGACGGCGGGCGCAAGCTCGGCTGGATCGCTGACCAAGTTCCCGTCGCCAAATCCAGCATGTCACGCTGGATGCAGAACAACATCGTGCCTGGCGCGATCTACCGCAATCGGCTGGCCGATATCACCGGGATCGACGGCCTGCGTGAGAAGGATTGCTGGAAATGAACCGTTCCGAGATCCTCGACACCGCCAAGGCATATATCACGGTTGACCGCGCCAACACGCACGGCAGCGCCGAGGCCAACTTCGGCCTGATCGCGGCTTACTGGTCGGCCCACCTGAACACGAACATCAAGCCGCACGACGTGGCCGTGATGATGACCCTGTTGAAGCTGGCCCGCGCCAAGTCGAACCCCATGCACGCTGACAACGCCATCGACGCGGCAGGCTATTCTGCGCTGGCTGGCGAGATCGGATCGGGCGAGTGATGAAGCTGCAAGAACTCAAAGCAATCATCGACGGCTTGGTTGATGTCCACGGCGGCGAGATGGACACCAAGTTCAAATACCGCTTCGGATCGGGCCGCACGGCGCAAGGTGCTGTGACATCGTATCAGGTCGGCCCGCCAATGCAGGGCGACAGGCGAGGGTTCGTCCGCTTTGACATCGACCACGCGCGCGGGGAGCCTGAGTGATGGCCATCTACATCGGCATCGACCCCGGCAAGACGGGTGCCATCGCTGTCATGGACGCTGACGACATGAGCGTGCGCGTTTTCGACATGCCCGGCACCATTGAGGAAAAGCGCGCCGTCCTGTCCGAGATCGGTAGCGTGCGCTGCGCTTGGATCGAAAAGCCGTTCTTCCCGCGCATGATCGGCATCAAGAATGCCGTGACCATCGCGCAGGCCTACGGCGAGATGAAGGCCTGCCTGTTCTACGCGGGCGTGCCGACGAATGAAGTGCCTCCGGCGGCGTGGAAGAAGCACTTCGGCCTGTCCACCGACAAGGACGCATCCAGGGCATACGCATCAAGCGTCTTCCCGGATCAGTCCAACCTGTGGGCGCGCAAGAAAGACGACGGCAGGGCCGAGGCGGCTCTGATCGCATACTACGGATGGAGGAAGAAATGAGAACCGACCTGGACAACAAATCGTATCACGCCCACCCCGCGATCTCGTCATCCGACGTGAAAGCGGTTTACAAAACGTCTCTGGCCCATTGGAAGGGCAAGGCGCGCAAGCCCAGCAGCGCCTTCGCTATGGGGTCAGCCGTTCACGCGCTTGTGCTGGAACCGGAAAAAAAGATGGTCCGGCGTGGCCCGGAAGATCGTCGCGGTGACAAATGGAAGAAGGCGCAGCTTGAGGCCGATCTCGATGGCGTCATCCTGCTGCCCGAGGGCGACTTCGATCTGGCCGCCCGCATCGCAGATGCCGTCAAGGCTCACCCGGTCGCGGCCATGTATCTGGCCGACCCGACCTTTGTGGCCGAGGCCAGCTTCTTCGGTATCGATCCGGCAACCGGCACCGAGATCAAGTGCAGGCCCGACGGATATCTGCCCGAGGTCGGCCTTGTGTTCGACGTGAAGACTACCACAGACGCCAGCCCCGACGGCTTCCCGCGTGAACTGCGTAAATACGCATACGACGTGCAGGCCGCCTTCTACCTGCGCGCCCTGCGTGCCGCTGGCTACAAGGCCGACACGTTCATGTTCATCGCGGTCGAAAAGGAGGCGCCCTTTGCTGTCGGCGTCCACGCCCTGACCGACCGCTATCTGGACCACGCCGACATGATCGTGACCCAGACCCTCCAAAAGATCAGCAACGCCATCGCCGTTTCAGACTTCCCAACTGGATGGGATCTGATTAACCATATCGATCTGCCACGCTGGCAGACCGAGACCACCGAAGATGACATCTTCACCGAAACTGTAGACTTCTGAGACCAACGCCAAGAGGAGCAAACCAATGGCTAACAACGATGACTTCCACAAGGTTCTCGTCAAGAACGTGACCCTTCAGTATCCGAAATTGAGCGGCACCTTCCGCTTCAACACCCAAAAGCAGGCCAGCGAACCCTGCGCGCCTACCGCATCCAACGCGGCTTGGAGCGTGGCCTTTGACATGCCCAAGGAGCAGGCCAAGCCGCTCTACGAAGAACTGCGCGCCCACTACGAGGCCTGCCGTTCGCGCAACAGCAAGATGCCACAGTTCTCCAAGGTCTTCGGCATGAAGAAGCTGAAGGACGAACACGGCAACGAGACGGGGATCGTGCAGTTCGCAGCCAAGCGCAACGGCATGAAGAAAGACGGCACGCCCAACAAGGCGCCCACCGTCATCGACGGGCAGAAGCAGCCGCTGGCCGATCTGGCCTTCTGGGGCGGCTCCAAAGGCACTGTGCGCGCATGGGCGGTGGCCGTCATTGATCCCGATGGCAACGGCGGCATCAGCCTCCTGCTGGACGCGGTGCAGGTCACCGAAGCCCGCTACGGCGACGGCGGCATGGACGATTTCGACACCGTGGAAAGCAAGGCCGATCCGTTCGAGCAAACCAAAGCGCCCTTGACCGAGCAGAAGCGCGAGAGCATCAAGGAAGAACTCGGGGACGATATCCCCTGGTGATATAAAAAGAACCCCGGCGTGAGACCAACGCGCCGGGGTTCAGTTAAGGCAGGCGGAACCGAGGGAGGAGCAGGTTCCAGATGTGTGAGAGCAACCCAACACAAGGAATATCTTAATGCAGTCTATATCTGGTGGCAAGTGTCGCGGTGGCCACAATGTCTGACATCCGCTTTTTGACAGCCCCCGGCTCTTTCCACACGCTCATCAACAAACCCGGCGATACATACCCCGGCATCTCTTGGGCCGAGATCGCCCGCATGGTCTCCACACCGCAGGCGAAAGAAAAGATCGACGCCGATTTTTTCATCCCATCGACCTACCGCGAATACGACGGCAGATCCCACGAAGCCCAGCGCGAGCGCGGCGCCTTCCGCATGCTGGCCCTCGACATCGACCGGGGCAACCCCAGCCTCGATGACGTGCTGGCCGCCGTGGAGGCCGTCTGCGGCCCCGTCAGCCTGCTGGCCTACTCATCATCCGGCGCGACCCCAGAGAACCGCAAGTGGCGCGTCCTGCTGCCGCTGGCCGGCGCTCTGTCAGGCGCTGACTATGAGCTTGCCCAGACCGCCCTGTTCGATCTGCTGCACGCCAATGGCATACACCCCGACGGCGCCCTGGCACGCTGCGGCCAGCCCATTTACCTGCCCAACGTGCCGCTGGCCAAACGCAACCCCGATCTGACCCCGATCTTCTACCAACACCGCATCATCCGGGCTGGCACGCTGCGTCTGGATGCCGACAGCGCCATACGTCAAGAAATTGACAGGAGGCTGGAACAGTACCGCCTCGCCGCCGAGCAGGCCGACCGGGCGCGTGCCGACCGTGAGCGCCAGCGTGCCGAGCGCCGGCAGAAGTTTCCCGATCAGGTCAGCCCGGTTGATGCCTTTAACGCCGACCACAGCATCGAGGATCTGCTCGCCCGCTACCAATATGAGCGGCGCGGATCTTCCCAGCATTATCGTTCTCGGTATCAAACGTCCCCCAGCTTCGCCACGCAGAACTTCTTATCGCATTGGGTAAGCCTGTCAGGATCGGATGCCGCCGCTGGTGTGGGCAGGCCTAAGTCACTTGGTGAGAGTTCATACTGCTGGGGCGATGCATGGGACCTTTTTGTGCATTATGAGCATCAGGGCGATTTCGACAAAGCCGTGCGCGCCTATGGCTTGGAGATCAGCCCGGCCAAAGCCGAGATCGAACTGCCCGAGAACGGCATGGATGATTTCGACTATGTAGCCCCGCAGGCCGCGCAGGAGGCACCTGCCAGCGCAGAGGCCGATGACATAGACCTCGACAGCTTCGACACCCCAGACGCCCCCGAGGCGGCCCCGGATTGGCCCACGCTCTACGATATGTTCGACGAGGCCAGCATCGAGCCGCGCCGCTGGATCTATGCCCACCATTACCTGCGATCCTTCGTCAGCGTGCTGGCGTCGGCAGGCGGGATCGGCAAGACCAGCCTCCAGATCGTGGAGGCGCTGGCCATCGTGACAGGCCGCCCGCTGCTGGGCGAGGAAGTGAAAGAGCGAACCAACGTCTGGATCGTCAACCTTGAAGATCCGCTTGAAGAAATCCAGCGCCGCGTTCTCGCCGCAATGCGGCATTACGGCATCAAGCCCGCCGAGGTGGAGGGCCGCCTGTTCGTCAACGCGGGCCGAGACTTCAGCCTCAAGTTCGGCATCCAGACCCGCGAGGGCGTGCTGCCCAATACCAAGCTGGTCGAATACCTCTGTGCCAAAATCCCTGAAAAGCAGATTGGCTGCGTCTTCATCGATCCCTTCGTCGGCGCCCACAACATCAACGAGAACGACAACATGGCTGTGAACGCCATTGTGGCGGAAATAAGGCGCGTGGCTGACGAGACAAAGTGCGCCATCGGGCTGGTCCATCACATCCGCAAAGGCAACGGCGAGGATGCGTCAATCGACAGCGTGCGTGGCGCAGGCTCACTGATCGGTGCCGCCAGGGCTGCGCGCGTGGTCAACCGCCTGTCACCAGATGATGCCAGCAAGTTTGGCATA